ATGCTGACAGGGCAGAAAAAGAAGTTTGCTGATGCCCTGATGAAGGGCAGCAATCAGCGACAGGCCGCCATTCAGGCGGGATACAGTGAAAAAACGGCGAAGGTGAAAGGAAGTCAGCTTGCCAAAGATAAAGACGTGATCGGTTACATGGAAAGGGTCAGGGCAATTAACCCTGCTGACTCATTGTCAGAGCCGGTTCGTCAGGCAGATTTACCTCCGGTAGAAACTCCGACCCAGTTTGATGATCCCATCGCCGTGATGAAAAGAATCATGAGCGATAACCTTCTGGTTGATCCAAAGCTCAGCCTGGAAGCGGCCGCAAAACTTGCCCCTTACGTCTGCCAGAAAATGGGCGATACGGGCAAAAAAGAAGCCAAAGACGCAGCAGCGAAGAAAGCCGCCAGTAAGTTCAGCGGAATGGCACCTCCGAAACTGGTTGTGAGTAACGGGAGATAACAATGCCTGAATGGTCTACAGCGTGCACTGACTGGGCCAGAAAGCTGATCAACCGGGAATCCATCATTCCGCCGCCGATTTTTGCTGACTCTGGCAATTATGCCCTGGCAATTTTTAAGGAGCTCAGGGTAACTGACCTGCCGGGTAAGCCAACTTTCGGTGAGTGTTCTGAAGAGTGGGTGTTTGATTTCGTGCTGGCGATATTCGGTGGTTATGACCAGCAGACAGGGAATCAGTTGATCCGTGAGTATGGTCTGCTTATCAGTAAGAAGAACACCAAATCGACCATTGCAGCCGGGATAATGCTCACCGCGCTTATCATCTGCTGGCGTGCCGACGAAGAGCATCTGATTCTGGCACCGACAAAAGAGGTGGCAGATAACTGTTTTAAACCCGCCGCCAGCATGGTCAGGGAAGATGAAGAACTGTCCACCATTTTCCATATTCAGGATCACATCCGCACAATTACCCACCGCATCAACCGCAACAGTCTGAAAGTTGTGGCAGCAGACAGCGATACGGTGTCGGGAAAAAAGGCCGGACGAATTCTGGTAGAAGAGCTGTGGCTGTTCGGCAAAAATGCCAAGGCCGATGCGATGTTTATTGAGGCCCTGGGCGGGCAGGTATCGCGCAATGAGGGGTGGGTGATTTATCTGACCACGCAAAGTGATGAACCCCCTGCTGGCGTATTCAAAAAGAAACTGGACTACTGGCGCAACGTTCGTGATGGCGTCATTAAAGACGGAAAAACGCTCGGTATCCTATATGAATTTCCCCCTGAGCTGGTGGAAAACGAAGGATTTCGCAATCCGGATAATTTTTACATCACTAACCCGAATATGGGCCGTTCGGTCAGCAAAGAGTGGCTGGACGATGAGTATCTTAAGCGGTCGCAGGAAGATGAAGGGAGCCTGAGAAAGTTTCTCGCCAAACATCTCAACGTTGAGATCGGCATGAATCTACGGAATGACCGTTGGGCGGGAGCAGAGTTCTGGGAGGTGCAGTCCGACCCCTCGGTTACCTTCAAACAGATTTTAAGCCGGTGCGAGGTCATTGACGTTGGCATAGATGGTGGTGGGCTTGACGACCTCCTTGGTCTGTCCATCGCCGGGCGCGACCGTAAAACCCGCGACTGGCTGACATGGTCCCATGCCTGGTGTCACGTAAAGATGCTGGAGCGACGTAAAAGTGAAGAGAGCAAATTACGTGACTTTGAAAAGCAGGGCGATCTGACCATCGTTAACAAAGTGGGTGATGATGCCGATGAGGTAGCCATGTACGTGTCTCAGATATTTGAGGCCGGCCTGCTCGATAAAGTGGGCATGGACCCCGCAGGCATTGGGGTGCTGCTTGATACGCTGATTGATGCAGGCATACCACAGGAATCAGTTGTCGGGATCAGCCAGGGGTGGAAGCTGGGCGGTGCATGCAAGACCACCGAGCGGAAACTGGCTGAGGGCACTCTCCGACATGCGCCCCAGCAGTTGATGAACTGGTGTGTTGGTAATGCAAAAGTGGTTATCAGCGGTAATGCTCCCCTCGTTACTAAAGGTGCCAGCGGGATCGGCAAAATCGACCCACTGATGGCGCTGTTTAATGCCATATCGCTGATATCACTGAATCCTGCACCCACCAAAAAAGATTACGGCGTGTTTTTCATATAGAGAATCCGCTTTTCACGACCCGCCACGGCGGGTTTTTTCGTTTCTGGAGATCAGGAAATGAAGCAACAGCACGCCGTCAGCCTTCTGAAGGTGAAAGCGGTTAACGAGGAAACGCGGGAGATCACCGGCATTGCTACCACACCGACGCCAGACCGTTATGGCGATGTTGTGATGCCGGAGGGGGCTGAATTTCAGCTTCCAATTCCGCTGCTCTGGCAGCACGACCATCAGTCACCCATAGGTGAGGTCACCAGTGCAAAGGTGACGACTGAAGGAATTGAGATTAAAGCCACGCTGGCTAAAGCAGATGCACCCAGCCAGTTGGCCGCACGACTTGAGGAAGCCTGGCAGAGTATTCGCCTGGGTCTGGTTAAGGGTTTGTCTATCGGCTTCCGGCCAATTGAGTACGCCTATATCGATGAGGGCGGGATCAGGTTCACCAGATGGGAGTGGTACGAGCTATCGGTGGTGACCGTTCCGGCCAATGCAGAAGGCACGATCAACACCGTTAAATCCATTGATGAAAGGCTGCGGGCCGCGTCGGGCCATAACCAGCCGGAGTCAAAAACTGAAAAAACCGCTGGCGCTACAGCAAAGAAAATTACTCCGATTAAGGGAAAACAGATGAATATTGCAGAGCAGATTAAATCGTTTGAAACCAAGCGTGCCACGCTGGACGCTCAGCGCGAAGCGGTGATGGCAAAATCTTTTGAGGAAGGCCGCACGCTGGACGCTGAAGAAGAAGAGCAGTATGACGAGGTATCGGCAGAAATCAAAAGCGTTGACGCGCACCTTGCGCGGCTGCGCGATATGGAATCGACCAAAGCTGACACCGCTAAACCGGTACAGAAAGCAGCTGGTGGTCAGGTCGTCACCACAGCAGGTAACCGTGCGCCTGGCGTCATTCGCGTGGAGCAGAAACTGGAGAAAGGTATTGGCTTCGCCCGATTCGCAAAATGCCTTGCCGCCGCAAATGGCAGCCGCAGCGATGCGCTGGAGATTGCTAAATCACAGTACAAGGATGACGCCAAGCTCCACCATGTTATCAAGGCTGCCGTAGGTGCAGCGTCCACCACCGATCCGACATGGGCGGGAAGCCTGGTTGAGTACCAGGAATATGCACAGGACTTTATTGAATTCCTGCGTCCTCAGACCGTCATTGGTCGTTTTGGTCAGGGGGGAGTTCCTGCACTGCGCAGCGTGCCGTTTAATGTGCGCATCCCCGCGCAGACTTCTGGCGGCTCAGCTAACTGGGTAGGGCAGGGTAAAGCCAAGCCGCTGACCAAATTTGATTTTGAGTCGATCACCTTCGGCTTTGCCAAAGTGGCCGCGATTGCTGTTCTGACCGATGAACTGATCCGCTTCTCCAACCCTGCAGCCGATGCGCTGGTGCGTAATGCACTCGCTGAAGCCGTGATCGCACGTCTTGATACGGACTTCATTGATCCAACCAAGGCCGAAACCGCAGGTGTGTCTCCGGCTTCGATCACCAATGGTATTACTGCCATCCCATCAACAGGCAATCCTGATGATGATGCAGCAGCGGCGTTTGGAACATTTGTCGATGCGAACCTGCAACCTACTGGTGCTGTGTGGCTGATGTCCAGCACTACCGCGCTGGCACTTTCAATGCGTAAAAACGCGCTGGGACAGAAAGAATACCCGGATATGTCACTGCTTGGCGGAACATTCATGGGCCTCCCGGTGATCGTCTCCCAGTATGTCGGTAGCCTTCTGGTTCTGGTTAATGCACCAGACATCTATCTGGCTGACGATGGCGGCGTGGCTGTGGATATGTCCCGCGAGGCGTCACTGGAGATGCAGAGCGAACCAACCGGCGACAGCCTTACCCCGACGCCGGTGGAAATGGTATCAATGTTCCAGACCAACAGCGTTGCCATTCGCGCCGAACGCTGGATTAACTGGAAACGTCGCCGCACCGCCGCAGTGGCCGTTATTTCAGGCGTTAACTACGGTGCCAACCCTGGCAGCTAAGGAGTAGCGGGGAGAAATCCCCGCACTTTTTCTATGAAACAAGTCAGATACCTGAAAAGCACACATGACGCTCATGCGGGTGAAAGGCGTTTTTTAAATGACCGTGATGCTGAGATTTTGCGCCTGACCGGCTATGTCGAATTCACGGACACCGTCGAAAAAAAATCTACAACCCGTAAGAAAAAATAAATATCAGGAGAAGCAGCCGATGTTCAGTTTTTTCCGCAAAAAGCCATCAGGAGAAAAGGCGCTGCAGGCTGCTAATGGAGGTTCATGGCGCAGAATTTTTGAATCTTTCACCGGGGCATGGCAGCGAAATATTGAGGTTGACAGCGCCACAGTCCTTGCTTACCACGCGGTGTTTTCATGCATTTCTCTGATTTCAGCCGATATCGCTAAAATGCCGTTGCTGCTGAAGAAAAAACTAAGCAATGACATCTGGGCGGATCATGAAGATGTGAAGATTTCGCCTCTGCTGCGAAAGCCAAACAACTTTCAGACCAGAATGCAATTTTTTGAGTCCTGGATGAATTCCAAGCTGTCGGATGGCAACACTTACGTACTGAAAATACGCGATCCATCAGGCCAGGTTGCTCAGTGGCGCGTGCTTGACCCTGGCAAAGTGACACCCTACGTCACCGATGATGGGGAAATTTTCTATCAGGTTCGACCAGATAACGTTCACGGGATCGAAACTCAGGTGATGGTGCCTGCGAGAGAAATCATTCACGACAGATTCAACTGCTTTTTTCATCCGCTGTGTGGACTGTCACCCATTTATGCGTGCGGCCTGACTGCGATGCAGGGCGATGCCATTCTGACTAATTCCGCTAACCATTTTAAAAATGGTGGAAAACCGGGGGGGGTTATCAAAGTTCCCGGCGCGGTGGATCAGGATAAGGCAAAAGAGATTAAAGCGGCGTGGGATGAAGGTTACTCCGGAGCCAATGCCGGTAAAACCGGTCTGCTGGCGGATGGCGCTGACTTCATGACTATTGCGATGACCGCTGTTGATGCGCAAATGGTCGAGCAGCTGAAATTAACCCAGGAAATAGTTTGTTCAACGTTCCACGTCCCTATTTATAAAGTCGATACGTCCACTGCACCCTCATACAACAATATCGAAGCGCTGGACCAGCAGTATTACTCGCAATGTCTTCAGACCCATATCGAGGCAATGGAGATACTGCTGGATGAATCTCTGGGGCTTGATGCACAAACCGGCGTTGAGTTTGATCTTGATGTACTGATACGCATGGACACCGAAGGTCGTTATAAAGCCTACAAAGAGGGTATAGCTGCAGGATTTCTTACGCCTAATCAGGCGCGTCTTAAAGAGAATATGAGCCCTGTTGAGGGGGGCGATACGCCATATATGCAGCAACAGAATTACAGCCTTGCCGCGCTGGCGAAGCGAGATGCGCAGGATAATCCGTTTGCCTCCGGCACTACCGTGGACACAGCCCCCGAAACCCCGCCTGAAGAAGATGAAGCCAGTAAGGCCCTGCCGGAGCAACAGCGCTCAATGGCGGTCAGCATGCTGAGAGGAATATTTACCCATGAATGAGCGTGACATGTCACTGTTGCAGGCCGTGGGAGCAGCGGTAAAAGAACAGCTTATCGCAATGCAGACCAAGTACGATGCCGCACTCGCTGAAAAATCGGCAGAAATCAGCGATCTCAGGGAGGCCCTGGCGGTTCAGGCATTACAGATTGAGGATGTGCAGCGCTCAGTACCTGGTGAAAACACCATTGTCCAAGCAGTACTCGACAGGATTGATGTGCCATCAGCGCCTGAACTTCCGGATGTGTCCCGGATGGTCAGTAATGCCGTGGCCGCGATACAGCTCCCCGCGGCCCCTGCGCTGCCGGATATTGATGCAATAGTGAAAGAGGCTGTTGTTGCTGAGGTGTCAGGTATTCAGTTGCCACAACCTGAACCGTTGCCTGACATCGGGCAGATGGTGATGGATGCTGTATCAGCAATACCCCCGGCAAAAGATGGCGAACCCGGTACAGACGGGAAAGACGCGCTGCAGATTGAAATTATGCCCTGCATTGATGCTGAAAAGTCACACCCACGCGGCACGTATGCCATCCATCAGGGCGGGCTGTGGCGATCATTTCAGAAAACAACCGGCATGAATGGCTGGGAATGCCTGGTTGATGGTATCTCAGCTATTGATATCAGCCAGGATAACGAGCGGGAATTTACCATTTCTGCTCAGCTCGCCAGTGGTGCCGTGACTGAGAAGACCTTCAGTATTCCGGTAATGATCTACCGGGATATTTTCAAAGAGGGTGAGAAATACTATGCGGGCGACAGCGTGACCTGGGCTGGCTCTGTCTGGTACTGCTGTGAAGAAACAACTGATAAGCCGGGAGAGCCGGGCGTGAAGGCGTGGAAGCTGGCCGTCAAACGCGGGCGTGATGCGAGGTCTAAACCATGATCGAACTTGTCACGCTTGATGAGGTTAAGTCATATCTTCGCATTGATACTGATGCGGGCGATGCCGACCTGCAGGATGCAATTATTCAGGCCAGCGCGGTCATTCTGGACTACGTGAAATCCAGTCGGTCACTGATTATTGATGACGCGGGAAAAGTGATTGAAGGGGAGCCACTGGAGAGGGTGAAGCGCTCAACCCTTATCCTGGTGGGAATCTTTGACCGGGTCAGGAACGGCGAAGAGGAAAATCGTTACACCGAGGGTAATCTTCCTTTCAGCGTGACCGCTTTCATTCGCACTCTGCACGCGCCAGTGATCGTTTAGGAGAGGGATTATGAGCGGTTTATCAGCAGGAAATCTTAACTGGCGCGTGACGCTGCAAAAAATTGAGGTTGGACAGGGGGAGCTTGGCGAACCTCTGCCGGGTGTGCCGGTTGATGTTGCTACCGTCTGGGCGTCAGCAGAGATGATGTCCAACCGTAAAATCCGCACGCTGGATCAGCAGCAGGTAGTGGAAACCTGGCATTTCACTATCCGGCCATTCACTGGGGTCAGTATCGACTGGAAAATCAGATGGCAGAATGAGACATACACCATAGTGTCGGTAGATAACAGCCTCCGTGACCGGCTGGTTATTAAAGCAGAGAGGGATTCGCGTCATGATTGAGTCATCTCTCAGAACTGCACTTGGCACACTGTCTGGCCTGCCGGTGTATCCCCTTTTACTGCCCGACCCGGTGCAGGAGGGCGTCACCTTCCAGCGCATTTCCGATCCTGAAATGGATAACGGACTGGTGCGAACAGGGCTGATCGCTGGCCGTTTCCAGATAACAGGTTACCGGGTGGATGACTATACCGCGCTGGTGGCGCTGGATCGGGATATCTGGTCGGCATGGCGCAATATCCGACAGGGAGAAATTGCGGGATACCCTGTTCAGTATGTGGAGCGTGGCAGCATTCAACAGGATTATTACACGCTGCCTAATAACCACGTGCAATACCGGCTGGCCCGCGATTACATCCTTTATTTTTATGAGGACACATCATGATCCGCATGGAAGTACAGGGGCTTGCAGAGCTTGAAAAGCAGCTTATGGCTCTGGGCGAAAAGGTTGCCGTTAAAGTTCTGACTGATGCCGGGAAAGAAGCCATGCAGATCGTCAGTGAAGATATGCAGCAGCACGCTGGCTATGACGAAAGCAGCTCCGGCCCGCATATGAGGGACAGCATTAAAGCCACGTCCCGCAACCGAATGAAGGATGGCCGCTGGCTGACAGTAGTTACCATCCGGGTCGGTCCTTCAAAAGAACACTCTATGAAAGCGCTGGCGCAGGAATTTGGCACCGTTAAGCAGGTTGCCAGCCCGTTTATGCGTCCGGCGCTCGATCACAACCGTGCAAAAATATTGCGTGTTCTCGCGGTCCGTATCCGCGAGGGCATCGAAACCAACCGTTAAATGAGGCATTAAAATGGCAGATAATAAGAGTTCACCGGAATATGCAATGCTCCCGGCTGGTACAGTCGTTAAATGGGGTGCGTCCGGCGATGCTGTAGCCGATATGCAACCACTGATTAACTGTAAGGCGCTGGGCGCAACGGGTGCAACCGGGTCGTTCGTGGACTGCACCACCCTGATTGATACTCAGAAACAGTTTATTTCTGACCTTCCTGAAGGCCCGGAAAAGTCGCTGGGCTTCGTGGATGATCCGTCCAATACCAGTTTTACCGCGTTCCTGAATGCTGCTGAGCAGCGCCAGACCGTGCAGTTTTACGTTGAACTTCCTAACGGACGCACCGCCACAATGATTATGGCGCTCTCAGGCTGGCAGCTGAATGAAATTACGGCACCGGCCAGCGATGTTATCCAGATTACGGTAAACGGCAAACAGAACAACATTACCTGGGGATATAACGAGCCCGGCAGCTGATAAATCTGCCTGAACGAAATTTTCCGCTCATCTTTGTGCCGCCATTGTGCGGCTTTTTTATTGGGAAAAACAATGAAAGACCTTAAGTCACGCCTGTTATCACCTGTTTGCGACTCTCTTACCGTAACCATTCTTGGCGGCGAGTTTCTTATCCGTCGCCTGTCCGCATATGAACTGGCTGAATTTGAAGACAGGGCCGGACAACTGCGCATTGAAGACAATACCCGCGGTCTGGCACTGGCTGGCGCAGCGCTGGTGCTGAATGCGCTGGTGGATGAAGAAGGGAAGCCGGTTTCCGATTTGCCCGCACCAGATGAATTAATGAAGTCGCACTCCTATGCCTCGCTGATTGAGGCGCTGACGGTGGTCCAGCGTCACAGCTACGGCACGCTGGAGGAAGCGAAAAAAAACTGATGGACTCCCCGTGGCTGCAGCTGATTTTTTCACTGGCTGACCGCTTCGGGGAGTCAGACCCTCGCAAAATAGCCAGCCTGCCGGCTGAAATACTTCGTTACTGGGAGGCGTGGATATCCCTGACCGGCTGCGCTGGTAAAGTTACCCCACCTGCACCACCTGCTCCGGCTGTTCGTCCAGCAGTGGATCAACAATGTGCTGACGTTATGAGGATACTGGGACAATGAGTAGTGACGTAGCGGCCCTGTCGGTTGCCCTGCACCTTAACTCTGCAACGTTTAAATCGCAGATTACTGACGCATACCAGAAAGCGGGGCAGGCCAGCAAAAAATTCAACAACCAGGCTAAATCGCAGGCCGATGAACTGTCGGCTGCGATTGCCCGGACGGTTGATGCGGCCAAAAACATTGGCGGTCAGAGTGTCGGCTCAGATCAGTTTTCCGGCGTTACCCGTGGTGCCGGACAGCTGAACTTCGTACTGCATGAGGTCGCAGCAGGCAGCAATGTTGCCAGCAGCACAATCATTAATGCGCTGATCCCCGCCGTACACTCACTGAAATCTCAGCTGGACGGCAGTGCTGGCGGCTGGCAGACCCAGCAGGATGCGGCCCGCAACGCCGCGCAGGAACTGGCATCTGCAGCCCAGCAGCAAATCACCGTGGCGCAGGCAGAAAAGCAGGCGGCAATCAGTAAGGCAGCCATTGCTGAAAAAACGATTGCGGCAGCGGCAGCACAGCGCGAAGAAGCGATTGCCCTTGATGACTATTATGCCAAACGTGCTGAGGTTAACAAACAGTACGGGCTCAGCGTCAGCTATCAGGATGAACACCTGAAAAATGAACGCGCTATCGTCGAGGCTAACCGGCTGGAGGCTTCTGGCCTGGAAAAACTGAAGGCGGCTCAGGCGGCTGCACTGGCAGCGGACATTGCTGAAACAGAGGGCAAAGCTGCGCTGACAACGGCCACAGAGGCTGCTGCGGTGGCTAATACCCAGCTTTCTGTTTCACAGAGAATAGCGGCGACCAGCAGCAGGGCGCTGAGTACAGCCATGAGCCTGCTGGGTGGTCCGGTAGGTATTGGTCTGAGCGTGCTGGCGGCTGGTGGAACACTGATATACAGCGAGTTCAAGAAAGCTGAAGAACAGACCAAAAAACTCAATGCAGCCGTGCTGGACCTCAGCACATCCTCGCTTGTTTCATCAACCGACCTGAAACGCCTGAATGGTGAGTTGGGGGATACGGAAAACTCAGTAAGTGCTGTATCTGCTGCTGCAAAAGCGGGATTTTCTGGCCAGATGCTGACTCAGGTTGCCACGCTTGCCAATGCTTACGCTGAAGCAGGAGGTAGTGCCGATGACCTTGTGAAAAGTCTTTCGTCGCTCCGGGGCGATCCTGTAACCGCTATGGAAAAACTCACGGCATCTGGCGTGGCGCTTGGTGATTCTATCATCAATCAGGTGATGGCTCTCAGCCAGCGCGGGCAGACTGCGCAGGCCAGCCAGCTTTTGATTGAAGCAGCGATGGAGTCTGAGAAGGGAAGATTAAAAGAGCTCGGCGTTGAGGTTGATAAAACATCAGAGCAGGTCAATAACCTGGGGCAGGTATGGGGAACGGCGGGAAATCAGGCAGCAAGGGCGCTGGGTACGGCAATTGATAACACGCGCTATTTGCAAAAACTGCAAAAAGATTTCGATGAATCATCTGCAAAATATATTGCTGCAAGTAAGGCCGGTTATGCCGCTGTTCAGAATGAGCGTCTGAAAAATTCAGCGGGCCTGAGTAGCTATATGGCTGAAGGAACCAGTGCAGTGGAAAAACGCGCTGCGGCGCTGAAGAAACTGAACAACAGCATTTATTCCCCGGATTCATCAGATTACAAGCGAATCCTCAAAGGGATCAATGACGAGTACGATAAGGCCACAAAAAAGAGTAAGCCAAAGGCAGCCACTGGCGAAAGCGAAGGCCAGCGTACACTTGAGCAGGCACAACAGCGTAGCGCGGTACTGAAAGAGCAGGCGCAGACGACTGGAACCCTCACGGAATCAGAGCGCCAGCTTGCTGCGTTCGATCAGAAAATTTCTGGTCTGAAGGGCCAACACCTTACGGCCAGCCAGCAGAGCCTGGTTAACATGCAGGACCAGATCCGCGCACAGCTTCAGTCCAATACGTTGCTGGAGCGGGAAGCAGCACTTCGCAAAATTTCTGAGAAATATCAGGGCGAGGCAAAGAAATGGGCTGAAGAAGCGGCGGCCATGCAGCGCGAAGCAACGGCCAGCCTGGAAAAATACAGCCAGTCCGATCAGGAGTCTGCGCAGGCTGAAGCGAAACTTGCCATTGAGAACCGTTTCAGCCAGCGCCGGATTGCGCTTGATAAGGATTTCACCGATAAAACATCCGCTGAATATCAGGCTCGTCTGGTTGATCTGGAAAATGCCAAACAGCAGGAACTGCAGATCACTGAGAAAAGCGTAAGTGAGCGCCTGGCCGCTGAAGCCGATTACACCAGTGGGTTTCGCCGTGGCACGTTAAACTGGATTGACAGTGCACGCGATGCCAACAGCCAGATGGCGAGTTATGCCGGAAGCCTTTTTGACAGCATGACTGACTCAATCGCCACGTTCGCCACCACCGGTAAACTGAGCTTCAGGTCATTCACCACTTCAGTGCTGTCAGACCTTGCCAAAATAGCGGCCCGCGTCGCGTTGAGCAGTGCGCTACAAAGCATTGTTGGCACGGCGGGAAGTCTTTTCACGGGCAGTACTTCATCAGTAGGCAATGCAGGAACCGCTTTATCTGCCGGTAGTAACTCCAATCTGAGTTTTAACGCGAAAGGCGGCGTCTACAATTCCCCGTCCCTGAGCGCCTACAGCGGGCAGGTTTATAACTCTCCCCAGGTCTTTGCATTTGCCAAAGGTGCCGGAGTGTTCGGTGAGGCAGGGCCTGAGGCCATCATGCCACTGACCCGATCCGCTGATGGTTCGCTGGGCGTTCGGGCGGTTTCAGGCGGCAGCACCAGCCAGGGCGGTTCTACTTACATTCAGGTCGATGCGCCGGTGACCATTGTTCAGGGTGAAAGCAGTAGTGATGCCAGCAGTACCGGCACGGCTAATGCAGCAAGCCAGATTAAATCCATCGTCCAGAACACAATCACTGAGCGCCTGCGTAAAGAGATAGCGCCTGGCGGAATTCTATATAGCGGGAGATAAGGGCTGATGGCAACGGACACTTTTACCTGGTCGGCCAGGATTAACAGCAGTGAACAGCTTAAAGTTTCCACCAACGAGGCGCAGTTTGGTGATGGTTATAAGCAGATCAGCAGCATGGGGCTCAATACTGCTGCTGAAACATGGTCACTGACATGCAACGGAACGGCAGAGAATATGCTGCCGGTCCGTGAGTTTCTGAGCAATCACGTGATCAGCTCTTTCTGGTGGGCCAACGGATGGGGTGAGAAAAAACTTTACCGTGTTAAATCGGATTCAATCAATTCGAAGTTTGTTAACGGTGGATTCGTTGAAATAACGTTCACGTTTGAACAGGCATTTGCACCGTAACATGTCTCATAACGCATAACAGGACGCTCAGGCGTCCTTTTTTATTGGGTGGAATATGAGTTTTAACCAGGATATTCAGGCGTTGGAGCCGGGTCAACTGGTCCAGCTGATTGAGATTGATGGCACTGAGTTCGGTCTTGATAACGTGCTGCGCTTTCATGCTTACAACCTGCCTACAGAGGGCTGGGCCTCGTTCGCGGCTGAAAACCTCCCTTCCATTATCTGGCAGGGTAAAGAGTACGATCCGCATCCATATGAACTGAGCGGGCTGGAGATGACCAGTACCGGTTCACAGCCAACGCCAAAGCTGTCGGTAGGTAACGTGGGGAACTACGTCACAGCGCTGTGCCTTCAGTTCGACGACATGGTGAAAGCGAAGGTAAAAATCCATACCACGCTGGCTAAATATCTCGACGCGGCAAACTGGACTGCTGGCAACCCCAACGCCAACCCACAGGAAGAGCGGGTGCAACTGTTTTACGTCAATGCTAAATCGGCGGAGACGCGGGTACAGGTCGATTTTGAACTGTGCTCCCCGTTTGATATTCAAAGCCTGCAGCTGCCTACCCGACAGATTCTGCCCGTCTGCACGTGGTGCATGCGGGGCTGGTACAGAACCGGGACCGGATGTGATTACAACGGCTCAAAGTATTTTGCGAAGGATGGAACCGCGACGGATGACCCATCGAAAGACGTTTGCGGCGGGCGAATAGCTGACTGCAAGGCCCGTTTTGGCGACAGTGAGCCATTGCCGTTCGGGGGATACCCTGCCGCCAACCTGCAGGGGAAATAGTTATGCGCGAAAAACTGATGGCGGCTATCCGGGAGCATGTTGCCGCTGAATACCCCAAGGAAGCCTGTGGCGTGGTAGTACAGTCACAGAGCAGCCAGATTTATATTCCCTGCCGCAACACGTCAGATAAACCCACTGAACAATTTACCCTGGCACCGGATGACTACCTTTCTGCTGAACAGCAGGGCGAGGTATTAATGATTATTCACTCTCATCCGGATGTACCGACGCTGATCCCATCAGAGATGGACCGCATCCAGTGCGATCACTCCGGCGTTGAATGGGGAATTATGTCGTGGCCGGATGGCGACTTTTGCACATTATCGCCACGCGAAGATCGTGACCTTGTTGGCCGCCGCTGGGTGCTGGGCCATGCAGATTGCTGGACGCTGATCATGGACTACTACCGTCAGGAACACGGTATCACGCTCAGAAACTGGTCTGTCGATTACGAGTGGTGGGTTGATGGCAAAGAAAACCGCTATGACGACAACTGGCAGGCTGAAGGGTTTATCGAAGTTGACCCGGCAACTATGCATCAGGGCGACATGATAATGATGCAGATCGGCGCGCCAGTGACAAACCACGCTGCGATCTACCTGGGTGACAACATTATCCTGCATCACAATTTTGGCAACCTCTCCACGCGGGTACCGTATGGCGAATACTGGCGTAACCGGACAGTTAGGGTGGTGCGCAGAAAGGAGTTTATGAATGCTTAAAACGATGACGCTTAAAGGCGCAATGGCGCGTAAGTTTGGCAAGGTTCACCGATTCCATGTTGCCGACTTGCGAGAAATGCTCCGGGCCATGTGTTCACAGGTTCCAGGTTTCAAAAATTATGTTTCCAACGCTCACCTGCAGGGAGTCAGGTTCGCTTTCTTCAGCGGTAAAAACAATGTCGGCATTGAAGAGTTCGACATGTCCGGCTCTGCCACAGAGTTTCAGATGTTGCCCATCGCTGAGGGTGCAAAGCGCGGAGGTACGTTGCAGATAGTGATCGGGGCGGTGGCTCTGGTGGCTGCGTTCTTTACGGCTGGTGCATCATTTGCCGCGTTCGCAACGGCTGCTGGTGCCACTACAGCAGGCATCGCGGCAACCACTACTGCCCTGACCGGTCTGGGCCTGTCAATGATGCTGGGTGGTGTGGTGCAGATGCTGACGCCGCAGCCATCATATAACGTTGGTGCCTCATCCAGCACAGACAACAAACCTAACTATGCGTTTGGCGCTCCTGTTAATACCGTGGCAATGGGCTATCCCGTGCCGGTTTTATATGGGCAGCGTGAGATTGGCGGCGCGGTAATCAGCGCTGGTATTTTTTCAAGTGATCAACAGTAAGCCGAAAGGCGGGAATGGTTATGACCTATAAAAAAGATGAAAATGGGGTTACATTTTATAACCCCGATGGAACTATTCGTGTATATGTCCCACGCATTGTATCAACTCAGCCAGTTCATAAAAAGCAGATGAAGAGGAAGTGTTAGCAGGGTTCATTCCTGTTTCTTCAAGGTGGTTTACCAATACATCCCTCAATTTATTATTTTCTTTACTTAAAATATGAACGAGTGAAGACAGGGCCACTTGCAGTGCAATTATTCGTCCTTCATCATTCGCATTAGATTGAATATCCATAAATTTCCTTTTCAGAGGTAATCAGCCATCCCTCATGGTTTTGTGCGCCTGCGCCCAAACGCAGACGGGCTGAATCCTCAACATACGCTTAAGTGACAATCTGCAACATCCTGATATTCGATCAGTTATCAACCCGTGGCCGCCATTGTGCGGCCTTTTTTTTGTGAGCGACATATGCGACTTTTAGACGGTGCATTAATCCAGGGAAATAAAGGCGGAGGCGGCAGCTCTCACACGCCGGTTGAAGAAGCCGATGACTTGTTATCTATAGCAAAATTAAAAATGCTGCTGGCAATCTCCGAGGGGGAAATTCAGGGGGATTTAACCGCGCAGCAAATCTACCTGAACGATACTCAGTTGGCGAACGATGACGGCACATACAATTTCACTGGCGTGGTTTGGGATTACCGTAAAGGCACCCAGGATCAGACTTACATCCAGGGGATGCCGGAAATTGATAACGAGCTGTCGGCAGGCGTGGAAGTTACAACATCTTCCCCCTGGACCCGCCAGTTTACTAATCTTTCGCTCGATGCGGTACGAATCAAGCTGAGTCTGCCGGTACAGTATCAGTACAAAGATAATGGCGATATGGTCGGCACGGTCACGCAATATGCTATCGACCTGTCCACCGATGGTGGCGCATGGCAGACGGTTGTCAACGCCTCGTTCGACGGCAAGACCACCTCAGAATATCAGCGCGACCACCGCATCAATTTGCCTGCTTCGTCATCTGGCTGGTCAATTCGCGTCCGGCGTATCACTGCTGACTCCACATCATCAAAACTGATTAATGCCTTCAAGGTCTTCTCTTTTGCTGAGGTGCTCGACAGCAAATTGCGCTATCCGAATACCGCGCTGCTTTATATCGAGGTGGACAGCAGTCAGTTCAACGGCAGCGCACCGAAAGTCACCTGCAGACCAAAGGGGATGCTGGTGAGAATTCCCACCACATACGACCCGAACACGCGCACTTATAGCGGCACATGGCAGGGCGATTTCCGTTATGCCTATACCAATAATCCGGCCTGGATTTTTTACGATCTGGTTCTGGATAAAATCTACGGTATGGGTAATCGCGTTGACGCGACCATGATCGACAAGTGGGAACTGTACAGCATCTCCCAGTATTGTGATGAACCGGTATCAAACGGCGCAGGTGGTACAGAGCCGCGCTTTACCTGTAACTGCTATATCCAGAGCCAGGAAGACGCTTACACCGTGCTGAAGGATTTGGCCGCGGTATTCAGGGGGATCACCTTCTGGGGCAACGATCAGATTTATGTTCGTGCAGATGTGCCGCAGGAAGACAGCAACGGCAACGTGGCGGTGGATTTCGTCTATCACTCATCCAACATGATTGATGGATTTCCGACTTATGCGGGTGGCAGTTACAAAAACCGTTACACATCATGTCAGGTGAGCTGGTCCGATCCGCAGAATCATTACAGCGACACGGTTGAAGGTGTTTACGATTCTGACCTAGTGAACCGCTACGGCGTTAATGAAACCTCATTGACGGCAATCGGTTGCACATCTCAAAGTGAAGCGCATCGCAGGGGGCGATGGGCGATCCTCTCCAATGCGAAGGACGGGACAATTTCATTCGGTGTTGGGCTGGACGGCTATATTCCTCTGCCTGCTGAAATCATCGGTGTGGCCGACCCGTTCATGGCGGGAAAAACGAACGGTGGCCGCGTCAGTGCGGTAAATAACCAGAGCATAACCCTGGACAGGGCGGTTGACTATGCTGCAGGCGACAGGCTTGTGTTGAACCTGCCGGACGGCACGGCGCAGACCCGCACTATTGCCAGCATCAGCGACGATAAAAAGACCGTTCGTGTAAACACTGCTTTCAGTCAGACGCCGGTTGCCGGTGCGGTGTGGGCCATCGACAGTGACAACCTCGATATCCAGTATTTCCGCGTGACCTCAATCACATCCGGAGATAACGGAACATTCACTATTGCCGGGGTGCAGCACGATCCGAACAAATATCGTTACATCGATGACGGTGTGCGTATCGATTCTGCGCCGATCACTGTAACCCCAATCAGCGTAATGAAAGCCCCGGAAAATATCACCATCTCTGAAGCCAGCTTTGTGGAGCAGGGGTTATCAGTCTCGGCAATGCAGGTCACGTGGGATAAGTCACAGGACGCGATCAATTACGTGGCTCAGTGGCGCAAAGATAAAGGCGACTGGGTTAACGTGGGCCAGACCAGCGCCCAGGGTTTCACCATTCAGGGCATATACGCCGGGATTTACGATGTGCGGGTACGTGCTGTAAACGCTTCTGAAGTCTCTTCGCCGTGGGGGAACGCTCAGTCAACCACGCTTAACGGCAAGGTGGGCAAACCCGGCACGCCGGTGAATTTTCTTGCGACCGATAACGTTGTGTGGAATATCGATCTGACCTGGGCATTCCCTGACGGTTCCGGCGATACGTCCTACACCGAAATTGAGGTGGCGACCACGGCAGACGGGCTGAGTCCGCAATTTCTGGCTTACGTGCCTTATCCTGGCGTCAGTTACCAGCACGGGCCTATGCCTGCAGGAGTTCGCCGCTGGTATCGCGCCAGGCTGATTGACCGGATCGGGAATAAGGGCGACTGGACAGAGTTTGTGGCCGGGGCCAGTAATGCTGACGCCAACGATATTCTGGGAAATATAATCGAGGAGTTCATAACCTCGCCAGACGGAAAAGCGCTACTTGAACCGCTGCAGACTGACCCGGAATCCATTCTTCAGAACGTCATGGCGAACTATGACAGCGTCACGCAGTCCTGGGCGCAGTATGGTGATAACCGGGCCGGGATCGTTCATGCTGAGAAAGTCGCTGCAGACGCAGAAAGCTCGGTGGCGCAACTGGAAACGGATGTCACAGCAAAATTTGACGAAACGGAAGCCGCGCTGCAGGAGAAATTCACCGCCTACGCTGATGCATCCGGGGGATCGGCAATTTACACCCTGAAAACCGGGCTGAAGTATGGCGGTGTGAACTATGATGCTGGCCTTTCTGTTGCGGTTACGGTGAACGGAACCTCTGTAGACACTCGCGTGGCAATCAATGCCGATAAATTTGTGATCGCCAGTGGAAGCGGGAATAACGTTTATTCTCCGTTCACTGTACAAAACGGTCAGGTATTTATCAGTCAGGGATTCATCGGCACGGCCTGGATTGGGCGAGGCAATATAACCGATGTTCTTCAGTCAGATAATTATGTTGTAGGTCAGGCTGGACTTTCTCTCAACTTCAAAAATGGGCTGATTGAAAACTATGGCTCAGATGGCAATGGGGCAATGAAGCAGACCAATACCCAAATCAGCATTAAGGATGCAAATGGGGTATTACGATTCCAGGCCGGAAATATCACGGGGGTATTCTGATGACGTGGGGAGTGCAAACGTGGGATGCGGCAGGGAAGCCGAATAACTATGGCCTGGTGCCGGTCGCGCTGGTCGGCCAGATATCCTTGGATGCTGAACAGGTAAGCGGTTCATGGTCGTTCACCGTTCCTGCTGGCTACAGACTGGATTACCTCTACCTTCCAAAACTATCGGCTTACACACAAACTCGCAGGGCAATCACCATCAGCGGAGGAACGGTAACCGTTTCTTCAGCCAGCTCCAGCACATTTGGCTATGGCACCGAAATGGCATATGCAGCGTTTATTATTGTTTATCTGAGGAATGATTAATGTCTTACGGTGTTTATTTGACAACGACAGACGGGCGTCCATTCATCACGCCAGAATCAACGCCAGTGAGCCTGCTAACCAAGGTGACAGCCTCCGGGAATGGCAGCGCCTCGACTACTGTGAGTGTCGATACTTCACTTGTTAACATCCCCTTTATTCTCTCTGATGCACCTGCATTTGTCGGCGTTGGATATGGGGCAAACCAGTTAACCGTGAGCGCGCACCGGATGGATGACAGCGGCGGTGCGGTGAATTTGCAGGCATATATATTCTCGGTCGTCCCTCCTGCATTACCAAAATGGGGTATAGCTCTGTGGGATGCGACAGGTAAGTGTATTTTGACGAATGAAACCCGCGTTCTGAGAGATGTAACAACTATTGGTTCAAAAGGCGATGACAGCGCAGGGATAAATATCAATCAGTCAATTGCCGGGAAATGGGCGATTATGCCCGATATCGCCGGTTATCTTTACGGCGTGTATCAGCAGGCACCCATTGTTATCGTCCAGGGTTTTTATGCTCAATATAATGGGGCATCGACTCAGGTCAGTTCCGTACTGGCATCTTCGATACCAACCGGTACGCAGGGCAGCATAACAAACAGCAAAAATAGCATCAGAGCAATAGATGCATCTCTGTACGATTAGCAAATTCGATCATTTCGATCGATTTGGCGATTTGAATGATTTATCAGCAGGTTATCTAATGTGTTCATCTCTTATTGATGGACGCAATTATGAAGCTCATCTTAATTCTGACGTCAGCAATCCTGTTGTCTGCATGTCAGAAATTGCCAGCACCAGTCTGTACGGGAACGGCCATCGTCGGTGGTCAGGAAACGTCTGTGAATATTTATGGCATCCGTAAAGTTGTTAATCAGACGGAATATAAAGCAGGTCCGCCATTTAACTGGCAGTGGGTGAATAAATCAGCATTCACTCATACAACCTGTGATAAATAAATTAATTACGCATAACACAACCCGGCCATCGAGCCGGGTTTTTTACGTCCGGAGAAAATAATGTCAGCAGGCACCCTGTCAGTCACCAACCAGTCGGCAACTGTAACCGGCGCAGGTACAACCTTCACAACTGAATTAAAAACGGGCGACTTCATTGGCGTCATCGTCGGTGGAGTGCCTTATACGCTGGTGGTCCTCAATATTGATTCCGACACATCACTTACCATAGGTACGGCTTACACTGGGCCAACGAGCAGTGAATTAGCCTGGTATGCCGTTCCGGCCACGCTGCAGGTCGCGATCACTCAGAAGGTACTGAATGACGTTGCGACAATGACCAGGGGCATGATCCTCGACAAAGAGAACTGGCAGCAGGTATTCAGTGGCACTGGCACCATCACAGTAAAACTTCCGGATGGCAGCACTTACAGCGGACCGGCATGGAACGGCGTTGCAGCCAAGGGGGCCAACAGCGACATCACCGAACTCAAGGGGCTTACCACTGCGCTGTCATTAAATCAGGGGGGCACCGGGGCAACATCAAAAGATGGCGCCTGGGCTAATCTGGCAACATACGGAACAACTGCAGGTACGGCGGCACAAGGTAACGACGGTCGCTTAAACACTGTTGATGGCAAGTCAGGCGGGACAATCAACGGGTGGGTTTACCTGAACAATAACGCATCATCCGCATATAGTTCCCGATCTCAACTGCTTATTTTTGATGTATTAACTAACGGCGCATCACGCGGTAATGTCAATCTGTACAGTAACATAGATTCGACAGCGGCCAGGTCGTTTAAAATAGACGTTTACTCGGATTCTGCAAACGGGAAATCTTTCACTTTCCTTCAGGCATCAGGAAACGCTACCGCCTCAGGCTCATGGGTAAGCGGTTCAGATGAGCGGCATAAATCCAACATCACTTTAGTCCCTGACGCGCTGCGGGCCGTGCTGTCATGGCGTGGCTGCACCTATGACAAGCTCGATGGTGTTCCTGAGGTTGGCCTGATTGCGCAGGACATCGAGAAAGACTGCCCGATAGCTGTCATGAACGGCGGGCGTCGGGAGTTTACAAACGGCCTGGTGATTGAAGACTTTAAAAATCTCAACACATCAGGTGCTGCCGCTGCGTATCACACCGAAGCAATCAAGGCGTTGTTCAGTCTGGTCGAACTTGCGATAGTTGATCCAGATAGGGCGCTGGCTTCAATTGACGCTATCAAAGATGCACTTGCAGCTGCAGAACCATCCAGTTAGAGCACAAAGCCCGGTCGCCGGGCTACCAGTCACTCATCCTCTGCCAGCCACATATCCGCCTCATCAAACATCTCTTCAATCACTGCTGCCAGCTTGGCCTTATCGTTCTTGCTGGCGTCTGTCTGAATGCTGCTGTTACCCGCCATCGGTTTAACCCTCACATCAGCCTGTGGGAAGATGCGGTGAACCCGCTTCTCCAGTTCGGCCAGGATCAGCGACCTGGCGTTCGGCAGTCCATCAACATTCCGTTTGTCATAGATGAGTTCGACGTACATTTTGCGCTCCTGATTTTACTGGTTGGATGTACAGTATGGATATACTACAACCAAATAAAACGATTCTGCAAAACTATTTTTAATGTATTGAAATATAAGATTATTCGAAAGATGGATTTTTATTTAATTCGCAAGAAAAAAGTGCGGTAAATATATAAAAATCATAGAATTACCGCACTTTCATTTTTATACCAACTCAGCAAACCAATGGTAACGGTGAAACCAAGAGTGATGGTAAGCGCTCCGGTCAGGAGCATCAGGGTGCGGGTGCTCATTTTCCGCGTGCGGCGTGGCTGGCTGTTCAT